ATTTGTGATTGAACGTATGCTCTTTGAAACTCTTCAGGATAAGTTTTTAACAAGTGTTCATTACCTTCAAAGAAACCTAAATTAAATTCAAAAGTATACATTCCATCAGCCATGCCATTAATACGACAAAACTCAGGCTCTAATTTTAATAAGAAATAATTATCTTTATCCTCAATTTCATAACCAAAGAAAACATCTTCTACAATACATGTGTGAATAACTTTAGCTAATTCATGTTTAATATTCATTTTGTTTATAGTATTAGATAATATAGCTAAATCTTTTTTAGCTTTTGTTTTGCTAAGTTTAGCATTGTTTGTAACGATTGGATCAAAAACATGATAGAATCTAGCCATATCAATAAAGTAGTTTAATAGGCTTCTATATTCACCAGATGTTTTATAAAAGGTTTTTGAAGCTCTAATTAAATTCTTACTAAATTTAGCAGGGTTATTTAACCATCTAACCACATCGTTTTGTGTAACAATATCTAATGAAGTTCTTGAAGTTTGGAAAACAGATTTTAAATTATGTCTGCTTAATGGAACTTTTCTTGCGTTAGAGTATGATTTAATATACTCAAGAAATTCATCATTTTTATTTTTCTTTAATTTTTCTTCCAAGCTATAAATTCCTCCTTTCATTAGATAATTGATTTTGGTTTTCTAAACGAACCAAACGACTTAAAGTCTGCTTTTTTATTATGTTGAACTAATTTTCTTTCCAGTTCGGTTGCTAACTGATTACCCATTGATACAGATGAGTACCTATCTTTACGAGCAGTACCTTGTGTAACAAGTTTAAAGTTGCCATTATCCATATTCACTTGTTCTAAGTTCATCATTTCACCAATAAGGTATTCAATTTGTCTGTAAGGATATTTAATTTGAGATTGTAAATTAGGTTTTAAATCTAAATATTTCATTTTCTTATCTGATCTAAAATATTCTTCAGCCATCTCTTCTCTGACTAATAATCTAAATTTCCCACGTAGAAAGCTATCGGCTAAGTTATCAGCCATTTTCATGTTTAAATCATTTGTTGCTCTTATTATGTATATTTGTTTTGGAGCATCAGGGAACTTACATTCTGAAGCTAATTCATCATCATTCATAACATTTAATGGCTCATATTCTGTTCCACGTTCTGCATCCAATAAAGGTTTTCTTAAATTATCTAAGACACCCATACCTACGTTTTTGGAGTCTAGTGCGATATAATCAACATCAAAATCTTCAAACAATTGTCTAATACGAATCGCTTGAGTTTCGAAGTCAACACCCTCCATATCTTGCATATAGACTAATTGTCTTTCGTATTGTTTATTCTTTGGTATTAATCTTAGTAAACTAAATACTGAAGCATCGTTTGAATTTCCACCCATACGAGCAACATCGACAGATAGAATTCTTTTTTCATTAGGTTCTTTTTTAGGATTTTGTATATTAGTTTGCTCAGTTATTTCACGAGGTTGAAATGCTTTATTTAAAACTCTGTTAGTGTCAATTTTGTTAAAATTAAAGAAAGCCATTTCACTTTCTCCCCACCAACGAGCTTCCATCTCAACTGCTAATTTCATTTCATTAAAACCATCTGCTTGAGCGTCTGATATCATTTTTTTATGAGATAATAACTTTTCTTTTATAGTTGTATAGTAGGGGACATGACAAACAAAATATTTTAACATGCCTTCAGTTTGCTTTCTTAACATCTGTTTAGTAAATGATTTCATAGAGTTATAACCCCAATGAGATTTCATCCAAGCGGAAGATAAATACATCTCCATATTTTCTTCACGAGGATATTCAGCATATTCAGGTTTGCTATAAAACTTAGGTTCTCTTTGAGAAGAAAGCATTTTTCTAAATACAGAATCAATAATATCTAAATCAACTTTTACAAACTCATCGACCAATAGTAAATTAGCACGATGACCACGAGCATTATCATTTGATGCAACCACTTTGATCCAACTACCATTATGAAAATCAATACTAGGTTTTTGATTACCTGTGTTTATATTCTCTATTTCTCTTGCTAATAAAGGTGACATTAACTCACTTTCAATTTTCTCTAGTACATTGATACCCTGTGATTTTGTGGGGGCTGTTATTATAATCTTCGTACCGGGATAGAGAATACATCTAGTTACACAATATATAGAAGATAGGAATGTTTTACCTAATCCTCTAGCGGCGATGAACATAAAATATTCATGGTGCATCATAGCCCATAAAAGTATACATTGGAATGGTCTAAGGTTAACTCCCATAAAATCTAATACAAATCTATGAGGGTTAGCTCTGTAATATGCTATCCATACTGCGATGTTTTCCATAACAGCTTGTGATTTAGTTATTTCTTTTCTATGATTTCGTCTTAGTTTAAACAAGTTAACTTGGTTGTGATATTGACTTTTATGAGTTCCATTACTAGTATCCCAAGCCATTATTAATCACTCTCAATTCCTAATAACTCTTCTTTAGAAATACCATTCTCTTTTATATGCTCATCGTATTCATCTTGAAACGGATTATCTGCTTCAAGTGAAGTAAGCATAGGAGATAAGAAATGATTTCTTATATATTTGGCAATGCCATCTACATCTTTGAATTGTTCAAGTGGCTCAGGAACAGGATGTTCATTTTCCCATCTCTTTACCATATTTCCAAAAACGTTAGCATCATTGTTTTTACTTTCTTTTTCTTGAGAAGGAGAAATTCCAGCAGTATTCATTAATTTAATCATTAATTCAAGATCCTTCTTACTGTCTAACCCTTTAATCTTTTTCTTTCTTGCGTCTAACTCTAATTGACATATTTGAGCTATGATTCCTTCAAAAGATGGTGAGTCAACGTCATAAGCGTTACAGTAACTTTCATACCTTGATAACAAATAAATGTAATCATCTTCTGTATAATCTCCAACACCCCAATAAAGTTCACACTCTCTTAATTCTTCAGGTGTTAATTTATCAAGAGTTTCTTCATCCATCTCATAATTTTCTTTTGTAAATAAACTATCAGAATCTAAAAATTCCTTGAGTATATCTACTTTTTTACCGTTTTGCATGGAATTTAAATATTTAACTCTATCTCTACCACATTCATTGAAAAAGTCATCTCTAAATGCACGATTTGTACTCATTAATATTCTTAAAAAAGCTTTATGTCCTGTTAATTCATCAGATACTAATTCATCACAACAAGTTCTACATAATGGATATCTGTTATCTGGAAAAGCAGGATCAATTCCATTTATTTTATAGAAGTTTCTTGTAGGCTCTAAATTTCGTTCACAGCGTACACAAGCTTTTTTAACAATTTTTCCTTTAATAGCCATGTGTTCACCAAATTTCATTATATTTTCTTTATTCGGTAGAAGTAGGAAGGAGAGAGGAGAGGGAAACCTACTTCTAACCAATAAAAAAACCGACTCTGATTAGTCGGTAATTATGAAAGGTATATGATTATGGAAAAGAAAAAAGAAAAGGGGATGAGTGTTAAACACTCAAAACTGTACTATAGAAGGATGTGAACTATAATACAGTTTTCAATATTCAACGGGATAAAATCTATCTTTTATAATTAAAAAGTCAGGGCAGTAGGACTTGAACCTACGACCACTCGTGTCCAAGACGAGTACTCTAACCAAACTGAGCTACACCCTGATAACTAGAAAGTCACATTTTCGTTCGAGTATTATTAATACTCTAGTCATTTTGAGGAGAATGTTATAACCCTTTCATAAACTACTTTCTACACTGCATAATGACACAGCATAGAACATCAACGCTTTACAAGAACTCTTGGAACTTGTATAAATAAACTGAGATAACAGGGCTCGAACCTGTGACAACCTGATTAACAGTCAGGTACTCTACCAACTGAGTTATATCTCATTAATAATAATATGTCATCATATAACCAGTAACTTCAGATGACAAGGAAGTTTTCTTATTACTGGCTTATCAATACGTCTACCGATAAGGTTCATTACCCTTAGTGTATCCACTGTAGTAACTCAATAGGGTATATCGACTAGGTAATAACGCTATTGCTTGATGCTTATTCTCATGGCAACCGACTATGAGTTTTCTATAGAGTACCTTGTCACTTCTATAGGAGAACGCCAACACATACAGTCAATTAATGGGAGCTGCACCCCAAAGAAAGCCAACTGTGTTTCGCATATTATAGAGGCGTTAGTTGACAACTTTAAATAACTCAGCTCTACATCTTTCGATGAACAGCCTACAAACATATAGTTTATTTCCGTAGAGTATTTTTACATTAATTAAACGCTCACTTTGAGCAATAGATACTAGCTAAGCATCTGTTTAATCATGTCATTTCCTCAAATCAAAACCCAAATATTTTTGGATATTGATTTCAAGAATAAAGATTAGTCGAAAACTCGTTCCCACACTAAACGCATAGGTAAGGGTGACAAGTCCTACTCCAAGCCCTTCTTTATAATCAACCCTACCCAGCTTGTCTCACTGTTTTTTTAAAATAGGGTGATAACTAATCTTTAAAAATGACCAGTAACGCAAGCTCGAAGCAACTCGGTACTTACGTTACTTTAATCAAATAGCTTCCTTAGATCGTAAGGAAGACGTGCTCCTTCTACAACATGGTAGATGAGTCAATTCCACTCTGATTCA